CGACCAGCCTCAGCGCAACTACTGGAACCATAAATAGTGGCGGTGGTGGCGGCGGTGGTGGCGGCGTATTAAATGGTAAAAATGGTGGTTCGGGAATTGTCATTATTTCTTACCCCAATACTTATACTCTTGCGGCTTCCACAACTGGTTCACCGACGCAAACAAATGTTGGCGGTAATTTTATCTATACATGGACAGGAAGCGGGAGTATTACATTCTAATGGCACATTTTGCGCAATTAAATAATTTGAATACCGTTATACAGGTAGTTACGGTTAACAATGATGTTATTAATAATGCAAAAGGGCTTGATGGGGAAGCAATCGGTATTGCTTTTTGTCAATCGCTTTGCGGAGCAGATACCGAATGGGCGCAGACTTCTTATAGCAATAGTTTTCGTGGTAAGTACGCAGGAATTGGCGATACTTTTGATGGGGTTAATTTCATATCACCTGTGATTCAGTAGAGTAATCTAATGGCTACTCAGTACCGTTATTTATTTGCCGACTTACTTACTAATTCTATTATTGCAGAATTGCCTTTAACGGGTGTCAATTTTACGCAACAACTTAATTCTATTGGAACATTTACAGGTCATTTATTGTTGTCAGGAATTAACTCAGCCGCGCTTAATGTACCTAACGCGACTATCCCCGCCCGCACTGCTATTTATGTTGATAGAGATGGCGTACTCGTTTGGGGTGGAATCATTTGGAACCGCACTTTTAGTTCTAAAGACCAAAGCCTAACAATAACTGCCCGTGAGTTTGAATCTTATTTTGAAAAGCGCGTTATAACGACAACAAATGTTTTTACAAACGTAGACCAATTAACGATTGCGCAAACACTTATTACGCAAGCGCAAGCAGTATCTAGCGGCAATATTGGCGTAACGGTAGGAACTGAAACATCAGGCGTATTGGTTTCAAAGACTTATTATTCCTACGAACTTAAAAATGTGTTTAGTGCAATACAAGACTTATCTAAATCAAATGCGGGTTTTGATTTTAATATCCAAGTTAGTTATGACAGCAATAGCAACCCGACCAAGACACTTCATTTAGGTTATCCGCGTTATGGAATTGCCTACTCTGCAACTTCCACGACTGTACCTGTTCTCGAATTGCCAGGAAACATGGTCGCTTATGAATATGCCGAAGATGGAACATTGGCGGCTAACTATGTTTATGCAGTTGGAGCAGGAAGTAATGAAGGCAAGTTAATTGCTACGGCAGTTGACGGAACAAAGATTGCGGCTGGATGGCCTGTAATTGAAGTCATGCAAAATTATTCAGATCAAACAGACGGAGTGTTATTAGGTAACTTGGCTTCGGGAGCCGTATCTGCAATTTCTTATCCGCCTGTAATTCTTAAAGCAGTTATTCCTACTTTTGTTGATCCTATTTTTGGTTCTTACAATGTCGGAGATGACGTTCGCGTTCGCATAACAGATGATCGTTTCCCCGCAGGCTTGGATACTTATTATCGCTTGACTGCATATAATGTTCAGGTTGGCGAAGATGGTCCTGAAGAAGTAACACTTACTCTTTCGATTGCGAACTACTAATGGGATACCTAAACCTGCCACCTAACTTAAAAGAAATGTTTGATAAGTTACATAACCGTTTAGATAAACTGGAAATGTCGCAACGTTTTACATCTCCCAATGTAGCGACTGACCCTACTAATGGGCGCAACGGAGATATTTGGCTTAACACAACTTCTAATGCTCTAAAAGTTAAAGATTCAGTCGGCATAACGGAAACTATAAATCTAGGGTTTATAAATTACACACCAACAATTAGTGCTTCTACTGGAACCATAACAAGTTATACTTCGGCTGCTACTTATGTTCAAATTGGAAAATTTGTATCTGTTTCTTTTTCTTTTACTATTACTAACAATGGAACAGGAGCAGGAGCAATAAATATGAATGTTCCTTTAACTCCTGCTCAATATGCCATAGGGGCAACTAGAGAAAATGCTGTAGTTGGAACAGAAGGACAAATTTTGGTTTATCCAAGTTCAACTGCGGCTACTTTGTTTTTTTATAACAACACCTACCCTGGCGGCACTAACTATCAAATAATTGGTACACTAAATTACATAACTGTTTAACACATCCGAAAGGTGCAATCTTATGCTAGGAAATGCCGCTAACTGGACTCAAATAATTTGGGGAGCATCAGCCTTTTTGGGAACTGTTATTACGTTAGTGTGGGCAGGCGCACGGATTCATTTTAAGTTAATGAGTGAGTTGAAAGAAATTAAAAACTATACATACAAAAGAAACGGCGGCGGCTCTCTTGCAGATTCGTTAGCAAGAATAGAAGCAAAGTTTGAACGTCAAGATAAGGCTATGGAAGAAAATACTGCATTAACTTTAGATACAGTAAAAGCAATTGCGTTACTAACGGGTCGTTTTAATAATCATATAGAAGAAGAAAGAGTTTAATATGGCTGGCGCATTAGATGTTCTTAATGTCGCGCGCCAACAAATAGGTTTTATTGAAGGCGCGAATAATGAAAATCCATATGGCACTTGGTATGGTATTCCTAACGCAAGTTATTGCGCTATGGGTATCTCTTGGTGTTTTAAAGAAGCAGGGTTATCTGCAATAGTCGCGGCACAAACCGACAAAGGCTTTGCTTATTGTCCTGCTGGTCTTGCATGGTTTCAAAAAAAGGGTCAGGTCGTTGATAAGTATTCTGCAACAGCAGGTGATTTAGTTTTTTATAATTGGGGCTCAGGCGTTGCTGAACATGTTGAAATTGTCGAAGCGGCAAGTCGTGATGGACTTACTTGTATTGGATTCAATACTGGTCCTGATAAAAGTTCAGGCACGCCTGCAAACGGTGATGGAGTATTTCGCGTTCACCGTCCTTACTTATACGTTATGGCAATTGTTCGTCCTGCCTATCCAACAGTTGTTAAGCCAACAAGTTCTGCTAGTACAAGTACAAAGTTAGCGGCAGGGGTGGCAGGCATAGGAGTTTTGGGTTCGGGTGGATTAGCGGCAACAACGCACACAACTTCAACTACACCTGTTCCAACTCCTACTTTTACCGTCTTTGTTGCGCCCCCATTTCCGCGTAAAGGCATTCCAGTCGGTACGCAGTCAAAAGCAGTTATAGCAGTTGAGATGGCATTGAAAAAAGCAAAGTTAATTCCTAACGAACAGGGCATTTATAACGCGGTAGACCAAGCAGGAATTATCGCGTGGCAGAAAAAACATAAGACTATTGTTCATTCTAAAGGCTTAGACCAAGCGACTTACGATTCTCTTATCGCGAGTTTATGATGTATAGATTTTCAGGTAAAGACCCGAAAGCGTTAATGCAAACAGCAATTGTTTATATCGGTGCATGGAAGTTAACTAACTTTTCGCACGACCCATTAACAGTTTTGTCATGTCTTGGATTAGGCGGTACGGCGGGCGCAGTTCCCCACACTCCGACAAGTAGCCCAAACGTTGCAGAAAGTTCGCACGTTATTACCCCCTATCAAAATAACTTAGAGGTGACAGAATGACAGATGCACACGATCAAACAAGTGTTAATAGATACATCATGCACTTTCCTGAACATCCTGAAAGAAAAGATGACCCGCACTATAAAGATTTCAATCATTTTCGTAACGCAACTAAAGATAATGCTAAGTGTTCTATTGGTTCACGCCGTAACGATTTTTCTGAGTGTGCAGGACAGATGGAACTTCACCACACGCACGTAGAATTTTCGTTACAAAATGGAGTGGATTTAAGATGGCTGGAAATAGATTACCCAGGAATATCTAACCCTGATGAAGTTGGTGCATGGGTAGAATCTGCTGATAACCTAGAATGGTTATGCGAAAAACATCACAGAGGCGTAGGTGGCATTCATCATGCCGCATATGCAGATTTTGAAGCAGAAAAATATGTACGCAACCTAATCTCTAAAGGAGAAAAAGATGAACCTAAAAAACTTTAAACTATCAGTGCACACTAAAGCCCTCATTGAACATTATGGTTATGGTGTACTTGTTGCAGGTTACGCAACGTATTCGTTTCCTGGAAAAGTTCACACTATCAAAGAGATTGTTATCGGCGGACTTGTAGGCGGTTTGCTTGCTCCTATCTTGGCAAAAATTAATCCCAAGAGTCTTGTTAATCAAATCAGTTCCGTTACAGGTGCGCCTGCCGTTCTTGTAGCGCCTGCGGTTGAAGCGGCTTTGACGGAAGCAAATAAGGTGGTAAATTCGGAGACAGCCAAGTAGGAAACTGCTTGCAAAATTGAATAGCGTGAACGCCTTACTAACGGGGAAGTGGTGAGGCGTTCAGCATGGACTATTCGATATTAATTTTTATTCCTAAGATTAAAGATATTGACTCGCAAATAGATAATTTTGATATCGTTTATGAAGGCATTCTTTAGCCCATTCCGACTTTCGTTCTGGTACGCTTCCGACCATGGGGCTAAAAGACAGTATCAAAAACCATGAACGCAGCAACCATAATGATTTTCGTTGCACCGTTCCAGAGGTATTAAGTCAATTGAGCAAGCCTGACCAAGAAGTTTTTTTAGAACACCTTGCTCAAAATAAATCTATAAATGTGCTTTGTAAAGCACTTCGCTCTGAAGGTTACAAAATCAGCGAAAAGAAAGTATCCGCTCATAGAAATGGAACTTGCTTATGTGCAAAGGAAAAGTAGATGCAATTCTTGAACAACGCCAAGAAGATTATGGTGATGCTCTTATTAACTTTGCGACTATTGGGCGTATTTGGGGCGCTTTACTTCAAATAGAAGATATTCCTGCACATCAAGTCGCATTAATGATGGATTCGTTTAAGTCCGTTCGTATTTTTACTAATCCCGACCATGCAGATTCTTGGGATGATAAAGAAGGATATACACGACTCGGAAGGGAAACAGCGCGTGAGTTTGAACGATAAACTTAAAGAAGCAGAAATCAATGAACAAATTAATGAGTTAGAGAAAGCGTTACTGCATACTCAAAAACAATTAGCACAAGCAAAGAATCGTAATGATGATTTTGTTGCCGCGATACATACTGGCGCATATGAAGCCATGCTTGCATTAGGCAAAGTTCCTGAAATACCTGCACCTAAAAAAGATAGGCGAAAAGCTAAGGTTGAAGTTGCATTAGTTCATTCAACCGATTGGCAAGGCGCAAAAGTAACAACTTCTTATAATTCAGAAGTAATGCGTCAAAGAGTTATGCAGTTTGCGGAAAAAATTGTTGCCCTTACTGAATTACAACGCGCACATCATCCAGTTCGTAAGTGCGTAGTCATGTTTGGTGGGGACATGATTGAGGGACTTTTTAATTATCCTGCACAGTTGTGGCAAATTGATGCAAGTTTGTTCACGCAGTTCACAACTGTTTCAAGATTACTTGAAGATTTTATTCGGTATCTACTTGCTAACTTTGAACAAGTTGAAGTTGTCGCAGAGTGGGGCAACCATGGAAGAATTGGTGGCAAGAGAGCAGAAGTACCTAAGAACGATAACGTTGACCGAATGTGTTACGAGTTTGCTCGCAAAATGTTAAGTAACGAAAAACGATTAACATGGGAAGATTGTCCTGAAGATATTCAAGAAGTAATGGTGGGCAATTACAGAGCCCTGTTAATGCATGGTGATGAGTTAGGTAGATCAGGCTTCGCCTCTCCTGCGGCTTGGATTGCTGGCGCTAACCGTTGGAAAGCAGGCGCACACGATTATGACTTCCATGATATTTATTTAGGTCATTATCACCGCCACGCTCAAGAACCTATTCAAAAGAATTACAATATTTTTTGGACTGGTTCAACTGAAAGCGATAACAGATATGCAAGAGATTCAATGGCGGCTAGTGGAATGCCTTCTCAAAGATTGCATTTTGTTGATCCCGATAAAGGAAGAATAACTGCTCAATATCAAGTGTGGTTAGATTAATGCGACCTAAAAAACTTCTTACTTCTAATAGTGAACTACGCGCTGATGGAATTCTTAACTGGTCCTTGCCAGCCTTTGCCGTTAAATTGACCAACGGCACTAACTTTAATGTTTGCCCCAACGCTGGAGCGTGCTCATCTTTTTGTTATGCGCGTAACGGCACTTATAACTTTTCTAATGTTAAAGGTCGCCATATTGCTAATCTCGAATATACATTAGAAGAACCGCAAGAATGGTTTAATCAAATGTTAGACGAAGTACAACAGCCTAAGATGAAGGGCAAGTTTATTCGTGTGCATGATGCAGGCGATTTCTATTCCGAGGAATATCTAAACTTGTGGCTACAGATTGCCCGCGAAACGCCTGAAGTTAATTTCTATTGTTACACAAAGCAAGTTTCAATGTTCAAGAAAATTGTAGAACCAAACTGTCCGCCAAACTTTCGCTATCTATATTCAATGGGTGGTAAAGAAGACCACCTTATTGACAAAGAAAATGATCGCCATGCCGAAGTCTTTCCTGATGATGCTGCAATTCTTGATGCTGGCTATGCGAACCAAGATGCCTCTGATTTGTTAGCAATTACTTTACCAAGTAACAAAATTGGGATACCTGCAAATAACATTAAACATTTTAATAAAAAAATGGCTGGCAGGACTTTTGGAGAATTACAAACCGAGCGCGACAACAAAATTAAGTCTAAAAATGATTAAAGGAATTACTTGTTCAGCATTTGATTTGTTACATGCTGGTCACATTCTCATGCTTGAAGAAGCAAAAAATGATTGCGATTATCTCATTGTATGCTTGCAAGCAAACTTTGCAGATAGACCTGAAAAAATTAAATTAGTGCAAACTCTTTATGAACGTTTCATACAATTAAAGGCAGTTAAGTATGTTGATGAAATTGTTGTATATGAAAGTGAGCACGATTTAGAAAATATCTTTGCAACAACGGACGCAAGAATTAGATTTATTGGCGAGGATTATGTTGGCAAAAATTTTACCGCAAAAGATATTTGCCTAGAAAGAAGTATTGTTATTCATTACAACAAAAGAAAACATTCTTATAGTTCGACTGAATTGAAACGTAGAGTCATTACAACTTTACTGGGTGACTAATCTTCATCTTCGTCGTCATAACCTGTTGTATGCAAACTCATAACAGTTATGTCTATATCGTTTTCTTTGCAAATTGTTACGCCTTCTTTAAATAATGCAATAGTGCGCGCACATAAATCATCTATCGCATCGGGATATGCAAGTTCGCTTTGGATATTTATAACTAAGCCACCGCAACGAAGTTCTATCTGAGTAAATGCCATATTCTGATTCTACGGCTACGACCGTCAAGACTGTCAATTGCCACGCCTTCTAATGGCATACCGTAGCCTGTCGTCTAAGGCTGTAACAGAATTAGGCTGAGTATTTATATCGGCTAGGGATAAAAAGTCGCCAAATGGCAGTTTTAGCCGTTTTAGGGGATATGCAGTTAGAACGGGTGCTAAGAACACGCCCAAGTTTCGATTATAACTAAAGTGTTACATAAGTTTGGTTAATAGTGTGTACAAACTGTTACGGACGCATTAAGTTTGTCCTATCAGGAAGTACGAGCCCGAAGCGCCAGCGATGGAAGTCTAGGAAGCAACTCAGAAAACTTCAGGATTTGTAACTTGAAAATTAAATAGCAAGAACTACGAAACCCGAACATAAGGATGAACGCGGCAATTCGTACTCTGCAAAAAAACTTTGAAATTCGAAACCGACTGAACGTTATGAACTTAGTCGGTCTTGCGTGTTGGCAAACGCAACTGATGAGAAGCCACCAACCAAAAGGAGAATCGAATGACACTTCAAGAAATGGCAACAACAATTCAATTTAATGTTGGTGATATCGCGCCGTTAAATAAAAAAGCCGCTAATTCTTTTGAAGAATTCTGCTTTGCTTGCGGTCGAAAATTAGGCAAAAATCTTTCTTACTTTGAAGTTACTAACGATTGGAAGTTGGTTATTCCAAACACTAGCCATTTCAATTCACAAGGTTGCTTTCCAGTTGGTAGCGAGTGTGCTAAAAAATTCGGTGCGAACCTTCTTATTAAACTTCAATTCTAAAGATCGAAACTCCTTCGGGAGTCCGAGCGTTACTCGCTCGCTGATGAGATCAGTAACTAATACAAAGGGGAAAATAAAATGACAACAATCTCACCATCAAACGAAACTTTCGCTTCAATTCTTAATTTTGTAGGAATCGAAGACTACAACGAGTTACTAGCGGGCGGAAAATCAAACACCGCACTTGGCCGTGTAGATTATGTTCTTTGGTCTTTACTAAACGATTTCCAAGACGCAGACAAATCTTATTCACGCGAACTTAATTTGCTTTCTAATCGCGTTGTTGATGAGCAGACAAATATCCAACGCGGATTTACTGCTGACGCGACTTGGATTCTTCAAGCCGCAGAAAGCGCGCAATCATACGCCAAGACAATGAGTAAATTAGTTAAAGAAATCAAAGATGCCACCATACTCCGCAACCTAATGCTAGAAGGGAAATAAGAAATGACTGCACAAACACAAACTTATCCAACAATACGCACCGCACCGTCTAGCACCGAATGTGATTTTTGCTTCATGAAAGCATTACATGATGTTCGCCTCGGCAATACAGACGGTTGGTATCTCTGCGAGCAACACAAAGCAGAATACGCTTGGGCAACGGTGGTCGCATAATGAACTGCCAACTTTGCGATACTCCTAATAGAAAGTTAGTTAAACGCTGGTATGCCTACGATAACGGCGAGCAATTCAAAATGTATGTGTGTACTAAATGCGCGACCATCCACCAAAAGATGTTGGATGAAAATGAAAGGGTGAAAACAAATGGTTGAAATACTAAAAGTAATACAGCCCGAAATCTATACACGGATTTTGGAACTTATTAAAGAAGATCAAACGCCTTGTGGTTGCCCTCAATGCGACTGCGAAGTGCTTAAGGATAAAAACGAACAATGGTGTAGCGGTTGCGAATACGCTCACCGCGAGTGCAACGAAGGGACTTGCGAACATACTCGGTGTTCGTATGTAGATAGGAAGGACTTAATGTTATGACCTACAAAATAACCTGCACTTACGATTCCAATACTGCCACGACACAAACTTGGCAGTATGAAGATGCTTTAGAAGCCTTCACAAGGTTCCTGAACTTCACCGATTGGGGATTCGCTACCGAATACTCAACCATCAACTTATCAATGCCAGACGGCAAAATGTATACAAAGACCTTCTATCGCCCATAACTGAATGACTAAGGAGAAGACAAAATGAAAACTTGCGACCACTGCAATCAAACAAATGAAACCGTTATTCGTTATCCGTTATCAAAGATGGATACGACTATCAAGATGTGCGACAAGTGCGCCAAAGAATCGGGGTACACATTTCATTAAGCCGAAACCGCCTACGGGCGGTCTAGTGGTAATCGCCACTACTGATGAGGCTATCAGAAAAGAAAAGGGAGAAAAGAAATGGCTCATGCACTTGAAGAATTCACAGACGGAACAACTGCTTTTTTTACCGCTCGCGAAGTTGCTTGGCATAAATTAGGAACGGTTACCACTGACGCGTTAACTGCTGAAGATGCTCTTAAAACCGCTTATCTTGATTGGCAAGTAATTAAGTCCGACGAGCCCGTTACGACAAAAATTGGTATAGATCAAATTGTAATTCCTGACAAATTTATGACTTACCGCCACCATCCTAAAACAAATAAGCCCGAAGCACTCGGGATTGTTGGAAACCGTTACACACCTGTTCAAAATGCCCAAGCATTTTCATTCTTGAACTTTATCGCTGACGAAAGCGGTGCTGTTTTTGAAACTGCTGGTTCTATTAACAATGGCAAGAAAGTCTTTATGACAATGAAATTGCCACAAACACTTCAGATCGGCGGCATTGACCCCGTTGATTTATACCTGATGGCTTGGAATACTCACGACGGTTCGAGTTCATTCCAAGTAGCGGTTACACCGATCCGCGTTGTTTGCCAAAATACTTTGACCGCCGCACTTGGTTCTGCAAAAAGTACTTACTCGCTTCGCCACACGCCAAACGTAAGCGGAAAGATTCAGCAAGCCCGCGAAGCACTTGGGCTGACTTTCAAATATGTAGAAGCATTTGAAAAGCAAGCGGAGGCACTTCTTGGTCAGAAAATGACTGACAAAGAATTTTACTTGCTTGTTGAAAAGATGATTCCAATTGATGAAGAATCAGATCGCACTCGAAACATTGCAGAAACCGCTCGCGGGACTCTTAATGCACTTTGGGTAGCACCTACTCAAACAAATATTGCTGGTACTAAGTGGGCGGCGTATAACGCATTCACCGAGTATTCAGATTGGGCGCAACCCGTCAAATCAAAACTTGATTCGGCTCGCGCAGTTCGTATTGTTACTGGGGGCGGAAACGCTTTCAAGAACAAGGCTCTAGCACTTCTCTAAGCACTAACTTAATAAGTGGGTCGGAGAAATCTGACCCACTTTGTTCTTTCTGTTACATAATGGAATATAATAAACTAGGAGGCAAACCCAAATGATGTTATTAGTTTATTTTCTGTACGGCATTTTCTTTAGTGCGTGTTTTTTACGCATATCTCAACTCAACGGTAATCCAAATCGTTTAACTGTTCGAGGCAAACGTATTTTATTTGTTGCCTTATTTACGTTTGGTTTCGTTCTTGTTCATGCTCTTTGCAATCTCAACCTACTCAACTAATCGAAAGGAAAACAATGACTACAACACTCGCAGTAACAAATGAACAATCTTTTTGGGATGACAAACAAATTGCCGCCCTTAAAGGTATCGGATTAGCAGATGTACCCAAGCCTGAATTAGCGGTGTTCTTGCACTTCTGCCAGCGCACAGGGTTAGACCCTTTCGCCCGTCAGATTTATATGATTGGGCGAGGCGGTCGTTACACAATACAGGCTTCAATTGATGGGCTTCGTATTGTGGCACAACGTTCAGGCAACTACGGTGGGCAGACGCCTGTTGAATGGTGCGGGGATGACGGCAAGTGGATTGATGTATGGCTAGCAAAAACTCCACCTGTTGCGGCTCGCGTTGGCGTTTATTATAAAGACACACCTAACCCAACTTATGCAGTCGCGAAGTTTGAATCTTATAATGCTGGTTCACCTATTTGGAAGAAAATGCCCGATCTTATGATCGCTAAGTGCGCTGAAGCATTAGCACTTCGCAAGGCATTTCCGCAAGACCTTTCAGGTATTTATGCAGGTGAAGAAATGGAACAAGCGGATGTTACAACCACACCTGCCACTTCTGCGCCCATTAAGAAAATTGAAGTTATAACGCAAGGTGAGTCTTCAGAACTTGATTATGCAACTAAATCAAAAATTGAGGCAGACCTTGCCTTAGTACAAGTGAGCGGTGATATTAAGTTTTTACGCTCTATTTACAATAAGTATATGATCTATCTTGATTATAAAATTGAAGGTAGCGAAGGTTCAACTACTTTGCGTGAAGTTATTAACGCACAACGCAAAAAGGTGGAAGAAAAGGCTAGTGCATAATGCAAGAACTTACTTTAGATTTCTCGGTTGATTTAAAAAACCGCAAGAAGTTCAAACAATTTCATACCGCTAATCCTCAAGTGTATGAAGCACTTGAGGACTTGGCAGGTACGCTCGTTTCAAGGGGTAGAAGTAAAATCGGTATTGGATTTCTTTTCGAAGTCCTACGCTGGAATTACTTTATGCAAACAGATGACCCTAATTCTGATTTCAAAATTAACAATAACTACCGCCCATATTATGCGCGTTTGTTAATACAGAATAACCCACAATGGGAAAACAAATTCGAATTACGAACAATTAGGAGCAACTAATGGCAACAACAATTACAACAGAGTGGATTGATTTTTTGAAAATAGTATCTCAATCAACGATTGAAACTAGAACTGTTAAAACAACTATAACCGTTACCGCTATTGGAGATGAAGAATCATGGAAGAACCTACGAGGTGCTGGTACTGCGGTAACTGGAAATCACGCCCACATGACAGGTGCTCTGTCTGTGGGAACTCAGGAAAGGAAAAGTTAAATGGTAACGCCAGTAGCAATTGAAAATCGTTTAGCCGTACTTAGTAAGGAGGTAGATGAAGCACAACGATATTTAGATCAAGTTGAAAAACATTACTACGATACAAAAGCACATTATGAAATTGGACTTGCGCGAAGCCGTATGGAGTTCGCACAAAAATCAAATCCTGTTAGCGGTAAGAATTACACAGTTGGAGAACGTGAAGATTTGGCTTTACTAGCCAATGAGGATTTGCACTTTACTCTTGCATCTGCCGAAGCATCAGTTCGTTCAATAAGACAAAATGTAGTTCGTATTAGAACACAAGTTGACATAGCACGCTCTATTGGGACTTCCGTTAGGGCTTCAATTGAAATGTAAAGGGGAAACAAATGGAAATTCAAGAACTATTAATGAAAGCATTAACAAATTATGACCAAAATCGCCCACGTTCTCAGCAAGTAGAAATTGGCGTATCGGCAATAGGTGGGTGCCGAAAGCAAGTTTGGCTACACTTACAAAATACTCCTAAAACTAATAGTACTATGAGATTGCCTGGGCTTATGGGTACGGCAATTCATAAAATGATAGAAGAAGCCTTCTCCGAGTTTGGTTGGGGTGAATATGAGCAAGAAATTGAAGTTGAATGGGATGGGCTTAAAGGGCATATTGACCTGTATATTCCCAGCGAAGGCGCAGTCGTAGATTGGAAAACTACAAAAAAAGCCGCGCTTGCTAAATTTCCTTCACAACAACAAAGATGGCAAGTGCAACTTTATGGATATTTGCTAGAAATGAACGGGCGAAAAATTGAAACGGTTTCGCTTGTTGGTATTCCACGAGATGCAGATGAGCGATCTATTGTAGTGCATACTGAACCTTACAATCGCGAAATAGTTGTTGAAGCATTAACTTGGTTGGATGATATTAGAGAAAGAGAAAGTGCTCCGCCACCTGAAACCTTTAAAGCAATTTGTAACCTCTATTGTGCTTTTTACGGGAGTGCATGTGCGGGGCTATGAATATATATACACCCGCAATCAAAATGCCGCTAAGGGCAACCTAAGACCTTTAGGGCATGATAATAGTAAAGGGGCAAGACATGACTTGGATAAAAATTGATGATTCATTACCTGATCATCCAAAATTGATAGGACTAACTGATTTAGCGTTTAGAGTTCACATTAAAGCGTTATGTCATAGTGGAAGATATTTAACGGATGGATTTATTTCTTATGCAACTTACCGTTCATGGATAACACTTGAGCAAGAACCTGCAAATGAATTAACAGGTAATGGATTATGGGACAAGGTTGAGTCTGGGTATCAAATACATGATTACCTTGAATATCAATCTAGTCGTAATAAAGTTGATGAACAAAAAAAGGCAAATCGTGAACGGGTAGCAAAATATAAAGAAAAGAAAAGGTTACGCGATAATAACGCATTATTAACATATCCAGATACAGATACAGATACAGATACACCTACACCTACACCTAAATACCAAGAACAAGAAGAAGCAACTACTTCCTTCGGAAGCGAACTTGAAATTGCTCTGCCTAGAGTCAATTCTGCAAAATTGGCTGTTACAAGAATAAGCGACAAATTAAGTTCCGCTAGGGCTAATGGAATTAACGCATGGAACTTATCCCGACTTGTTGAGGATGAATGGGATGTATTACATACTGCTAACGATATAGGCGGGTGTATTGCTCTTACGATTTGGTACGTATCTGAACTGCAATCAAGGAAGTTGGAATCTCCTGAAATTGCGCGGATAGGTCAAATGACTAAACGCTTCGGTCGTATAGCATTACTAGCGATTGATGAAGCGGCTAGCAAAGATTTAACGGATTTAGTGAGTTATGCATTCCGCATAGCCCAAAACAAATACAAAGAAAAGGTAGGCTCATGAAACTATTTTGTAAAGAAAATCATTGGAAAATCAAAGATGGAAAATTACATCTTGGCGGAAATAAAGAAGACCAACGCAAGGTGGCTATTATGGAAGCAGTTCTCGAAACAAAAATACGCGCAAAAATATACGGTGACATATGCAATCTAAAGTTAACAGAAAACCGCAAAGCAATTGCAAAGGCAGGAATAGATAACGTGGCATTAACCGTTCAAGCGTTATGCGCTGATGTTGCAATTGGATACCCAACAAAGAAAGAAGGCAAACAATGAGTTACAAAGATGAGCGAGTAATGCTCGAAACTAAAATTACAAAACTTGTAACTGATAAATACGGAGATGAAAGTATTCCGTTTCTTGTTGGTGCTATGTCAACTTTATGTTCGGATGATCAATTGCTGGCTTTCATTAAACACTTGGAGCAATCATGACCCATGATGAAGTTATAGCGCGGATTGATGAACTCGTTGGTGAATTGTATAACTATGATTTCTCTATTGATGATGTAGAGGAGCGATAATGTCTGATGAATCCGTTTTAGATTATATTCAATCTCATATTGAAGATTTGCATG